TCATCACTATAAGAACCATTATAAAAGCTATTAGTTGCCTTTGCATAAGCCACCTCTCCTAAAGCTCCTAAAATGCCATCAGTTAGTTGTGATTTAATTCCTTTGGTATAACCATAAGAAAAGGTTTTACCCATTCTTAAATTGCCAATATATCTTTTGGCAGCAATATTTAAGGCAAGTTCAACTTCGTTGGCTTCTAGCTTAACTTTAATCATTCTTAGCTCCTTTTATTAATTGTTTTAATACAGTTGTTGAAGGGTTAAAATCGTAATCACTAAAAGAGCAACTTGATAGCAATATAAATATTATTAAGTATTTCATTTTTTCTTTATAAATCTTTCTTCTTCTTTTATCTGTTTATCCACTTCTTCAAAGCTCTTACCATTTACTTTTTCAAACCAGCAGTTGCAACAGTAATCTTTATTTGATTCTATTACATCCGCAGGATCTCCACATTTAACGCAGATTTTATAATCTAAATATATATTTGTTTTAACCAATGTATCTAGCTCCTTTACTTAGGTTTTCATTTGCCCATAAAGGTTGTAAATTTTTATAATTACAACATTTATATTGGTCATTTACATTTAATAAATTAAAATGTGCCATTGGTTTTATATGGTCAATGTGCCATTTACCAAAATTTTTCCAATTCATTCCTTTTTTAAATTGTTTTTCTAAATGGTTTTTTAAATACAACCAATTACAACCTATTAATTTTGAGGTATTTACTTTTTTCTTTGCTAAACCTCTTTTAATATATTGATAAAATCTTGTTCTTAATCTTGATTTTAAAATAAAAATAGGGTCATTTTTTAATCTTTCTCTTATTAGGTTTCTAGCTCTTTCTTTTATTTCAGGTCTTTGTGAGTATTCTTTAGATTGTTTTTTAATATAATCTTTATTTTTTAGTTTATATGCTTTCTTTTTAGCTTTTACATAATCTTTTTTATACCATTCTCTTAACCATAATAATCTTCTTTGTTTATTTTTAGGCTTACTTTCATATATTTTTAAATATAATTTTCTTTTAATTTTATATGATTCTTTTGATTGAGCTTTTTTAGAATATACCTTTATTTTATCTTTGTTTTTACTTAACCATGCTTTTCTTACATTATTGTAATGTTCTTTAAATTTAGGATTAGTATTTAATAAATGTTTCTTCCTTATTCTATCTCTTTTTAAAGCCATTTGATGAGAGCAAGATTTAGAACAATACAAATTTCTAATAATATTAGGTTTTTGAAATTGTTTATTACAAAATTTGCAATTTAATTTAACATTAAAAACTTTTAATGCAGCTCTTTCTCTTTTTCTTTTGTTTCTATAATCTCTTTGGCATCTATAAGAACAATGTTTCGGAATTGAAGTTATATTTTGAAAAGTAAATTTTTTATTACAACTTTTACAAACTAACTTTTTAGTTTGTTGCATAATAAAAAATCCATAGAGCTAATTCTACTGCGATAATTGTTTCAAGCATATTATTTGATCCTTTCTTTTTAGGTTTTTAATTTTATTCCAAGTAACACCATTGATAGACCTAGAACCCTCTATTATGTTTTTAAAGGTTTCTATTGCTAGTTTTTCAATATCTTTGATTGAGTGTTTTTCTTTATCTTTCATTAAAATATAATTATTCCTATTGCTAGACCTATCAAAAACGATACAACAGACAAGACTATTTCTTTTCTATAGTATAAGCTCTTAATCTCTAGGTCTTGTTTCCATTTCTTATTATTAATAACAAACTTACCAAATAAAATCATTATTCCTCCTTTTCATAAACTTTTTTTTTACCATTTAAACCATATATTGATTTTGTATTATGGATAATTTCATTATTTGTTTCTTTCCAATCCCAATAATTATACTCAAGATATTTTTTTAAGGTTTTTTGTTCTTCTTTATGAACATTATCAAGTTTTATTATTATTAAATTATTACTCATTTCTCCCCCTTTATAAGTTTAACTATATTATTAAAGTATTGTTTAGGTAAAGGAACAATATCCTCCTTTATTCTATATTTAACATCTTCCATATCCATAAAATCATAAAACTTCTTACCTTTATTTTGCGACTCTAGGATATTAGTTATTGATTTATAGTCTTTAGCTTTCATATTCCCCCCTTTATGCTACTTGTTTTTTTGGTTCAAACCCTAAAATAACATTAGCCATAAAATCCCAGTAATTAGCTGCAACTTTATCTTTCATTTTATCATTTGGATTAGGTTCAATTGAACCCATTTTGACAGCTAGGTCAACAATTGCATCATTATAAAACTCTATATTTAATGATAGACCAGATAACCATTCAGACATGGCTTTATATTTTCCAACTCTTTCAATCATAAAACCATATTCAGAATTGAAACGATCAAAAATATAACTAATCTTTTCTGACTCTGAAGTTAATGGCTTACCTTCTCCATCTTCTTCTATAGTTGAAAGAATATAATTTTTATAATTCTTTTTATAAGCTGTGTGGTGTAATTTTTTAACTGGGTTAATACTCCACTCATTAGATAAATCTAAATGGTTAATTATCCAATGTCTTGCTTCAGATGTATTTAAAAAATCTTTTGTATAGCTTAAAGAATTTTTATTATTTGTGATTAAGTAAGTATTCATTGTGTTTCTTCTTTCTTTTGGTTGATTTGCTTTCATACTAAACTTATACAACTTTTGTATAATATGTCAAACTATATAAGCTAAGATTGTAAAAATATTTATGTTCGCTAAATGTTCTTATTGATTACCCAAAATTTGACATATAGAAGGTCTAGCAAGGGAGGAATAAAAGAATATGGAAAAGACTAAAAATGGGTTCGCTATGATCCCAAATTCAATCATATATGACGATAAACTAGGAAATGAGGCAAAAGTCTTATTTTGCTATATTAAGTCATTATCTGCTAATTATAGGAACTTAAGAAACTCTAATTTATGCAAGAAACTTGGTGTTTCTGTTAATACCTTACAAAAGGCAAAAAAGGAGCTGGTTGATAATGGATATTTAATTATCCACAGGTTATCAAGTGCCAATAGATATACACTAAGACTACCCAAAAATAGGGTAATCAGGGTGTCAAAATCTAAGCAACCAGACTACCCAAAATTTGGGCAGTATTTAGAGAGTAATAACAATAATAATAATAACAATAATAATAAGAAAAAGTTTAAAGGTTTTAAGAAATGAATGAAGATGAATATTACTATAATAATGAACCTTTACAATTAAGTTATAAGAACACCTACACCCCCCCTGAGAAGATTGAAATAGTTTTACAGATTGAGAACGATTTCAAGAGTGGAATGTTATCTGCTAATCAGATGCGTTGGATAGTAAACAATCTTAAGTTTGGAGCTTGGACTGTTCAAAATATTATAGATAAAATGATGTTTAATAATAAGATTAAAATTAATCCTATTACCCTTGATAATAGAACATTTAAAAAGAAACCTACACCATTTGATTTGTAATATACTATATATTGTGTTAAAGAAATTATAGACTACTAGCTCCCTTGCGTTAGTCTAAATAAGTTAATTAACTAGACCTGGTAAGTGCTTTCTATTCCTTTCTTTCTTGCCTTGCCAGGTCGTTAAATAAATAAAATATTATGGCAGGTCGACCTAGAAAACTTACTGATAAATTAAAAGCACATATATTATCTTTAATCGCAGATGGCTTAACAATTAGAGAACTATTTTCTAGAGAAGATGTTCCTATTACTTGGCAATCATTTAGAGCTTATCTTATAAAAGATAATGAATTAATGTCTAATTATGTTCGTTCAAAAGAATTGGCAATTGATTTAAAATTATCTGACTTGGAAGATAAAAGGAAAGAATTAGAACTAAAGATTGAGTCAGGTGACTTAGACCCCAAAGCTGCTCAATCTATGGTGAACCTTTATAAAATTATTACAGCTCATAATCAATGGTCTGCTAGTAAATTATCGTCAAAAACTTATGGCAAAGCAGCTGAAACATTGCAGATAAAAGGTGATAACAACCAACCATTGTCAATATCTTGGACTAAACCTTAGATTTATTATGATTATTTCTTTTGCTAAACCTTCTAGAACTGTTGATTTAATTGGTTTAGTGGTAAAAACTACACACATAAAATCTAGATATTATACATGAGTGTTGCAAAAATATCACACAATTACTTAGAAAGGTTCTAAACTGGTGATAACGCAGTATTATCGGAAGTTTTATATCAGTAACGATAAATTATCGTTTTAAATGTTATGGTTGTAATAACTGAATTATGAAGAACAAATAGCGAACATGGGGGGTTTTAAAAGTGGTATACCCACTTTTTAGGTTACCGACTAAAATAATATTGATACAAGGCATAAACAAATGGATGATACTTTTCTAAAAACAATAATCTTCATTATGAAAGATAAGAAAACAAAGAAACCAATTGTGATAACTCACTTTAGAGGTTTTAAAAATAAAGCTGAAGCTGATGACTTTTCAGATTTTTTGAAGTATCAATTTATAACAGAAGATGATTTTGATAATTCAAATCAAACAATTCATTAAGGGGGGGTTTGTTTTAAAATGAAACAAATTGTCATTCCTTACGCACCAAGAGAAATCCAAAATTTTTTGCATAAAAAATGCGATAATAACCGATTTAATGTAGTGATTGTTCACAGGAGAGGAGGTAAAACAGTCTTTGCTATAAACCACCTTATTAAAGCAGCTCTGACATCTAATAAACCTTATCCAAGATATGCCTTTATTTCTCCTTACAGGTTGCAAGGTAAATCTACTGCTTGGGATTACATGAAGCAATTTTCTGCCACAATTCCAGGAGTTAAGTTTAATGAGTCAGAACTAAGGGTGGACTTTTCTATAAACAATTCAAGAATACAAATCTTAGGCGGTGAGAATAGTGCAGCTATCAGAGGTCAATACTTTGATGGTATAGTTTGTGACGAAACACAAAACCTTTCGCCAGACCTTTTTGATACCATTTTAAGACCATGTTTATCGGACAGAAAAGGCTTCGCTATTTTTATCGGAACTCCGATGGGAAGAAACTGGTTCTACGATTTACATGAGAAAGCTAAAAGTAATAAAGATTGGTTTACTAAAGTATTTAAAGCTAGTGAAACAAAGATCATAGCTCAAGATGAATTAGATGCTGCTAAACAAACAATGTCGCCTGAAAGTTACGAACAAGAATTTGAATGCTCATTTCAAGCTGGAATAAGTGGTTCTTACTTTGGATCTATAATTGAGGAGTTAGAGAAGTCTGGCAATGTTAAAAACTTTGATATAGACGAAAGTTTAGATGTTGAAACCTGGTGGGATTTAGGAATGAACGATAGTACAGTAATCACCTTTGCTCAACGAAGAATAAATGGTGAAATTAGAATTATTGATTGCTACGAAAATTCTGGTGAGGGATTAGAGCATTACATAAATGTCATAGATAGCAAACCTTACAACTATTCAAAGCACATAGCTCCACATGATATTAGAGTTAGAGAGATAGGTACAAATAAATCAAGATGGGAAACCGCTAAAGAACTAGGGTTAGAATTTGACATAGCACCCAAACTTAGTGTAGAAGATGGTATTGAGCAAGTAAGACGAATGTTACCCAAGTGTTTTTTTCATAAAAACAATTGCAATAAGCTAGTAGAAGCATTAAAATCATATTGTAAGAGGTGGGATGAAAAAAATAATTGTTTTAGGAATAAACCCCTACACAATTGGGCATCACACTTTTGCGATTCGGTAAGGTATGGTGCTGTTACAGAGCCACTAGAAACAACGGATTGGGATAAGCCAATAGAAGTAGATACAAATTATATAGTTTAATATGGCAAAAAAAAATAAAGAAATACCAAATATAGAATTACAAAGTTTATTATCAAATCAAATACAAAATGCTTTAGGTTATTTAGGTGGTCAGTTATCAGACTCTAGAACTAAATCGTTAGAATATTATTTAGGTGATAAACTAGGAACAGAAATAGATGGTCGTAGTCAGGTAGTATCAACCGATGTTGCAGATACGATTGAAAGTTTGTTACCAAATTTATTAAGAGTTTTTACAGCATCAGATAAAGTTGTTCATTGCGAACCAATGACAGCAGAAGATGTTCCAATGGCAGCACAAGCGACAGCTTATTTAAATCATGTTTTTTATAAAGAGAATGATGGCTTCCAATTATTATATAATTTTTTCAAAGATGCTTTGATTGAGAAGAATGGTTTTTTAAAAATTTATTGGGATGACTCTGAAAAAGTAGATTACGAAACTTATGAAAATTTATCCATAGTTGAGAAAGAGGCTTTGCAAGATACTAAGGATGAAATAGAAACTGTTGAAGAAGAAGTATTTGAAGATGAGTCTGCCAAAGAAAAGTTTGAAGAAGTTTTAAAACAATACGAAATGCAAGGGGTGGATATATCCCAAGTTCAAGTTCCTGATTTTAATTTATATAATTGCAAAATTAAAAGAATTAAAAAAACAGGTAGAGTTAAAATAGAAAGTATTCCACCAGAAGAATTTTTAATTGATAGAAGTGCAAAATCAATTGAGGATGCCGATTTTGTTTCTCATAAAGTTTTAATGACAAGATCAGATTTAGTTGCAATGGGTTATCCTCAAGATGAGATTGACGAACTACCAAAATCAGATTTAGATATTTATAACGATGAGCAGAATGTAAGATTAACCGATGTGGATGATTATAATATTTCATCTGCAACAGATACCTCAACAGAAAAAGTTTTAGTTTATGAGTCTTATGTAAAATACGATTACGATGAAGATGGTATTGCAGAACTTAGAAAAATAGTTTCAGCTGGTTCAGATGGTAATCACATATTATCTAATATGCCTTGCGATAGTGTACCCTTCGTAACCATCACTCCTATTCCAATGCCTCATAGATTTTATGGAAGATCAATTGCAGAATTAGTAGAAGATGTTCAGTTAATGAAATCTACTGTTATGCGACAGTTGTTAGACAATATGTATCTAACAAATAATAATAGAGTTGCTGTTATGGATGGTATGGTCAATATGGATGATTTATTGACGACTAGACCTGGTGGAATTGTTAGAACTAAACAACCACCAAACCAAGTGATGCAGCCATTACAAGCTCAACCAATTTCACAACAAGCCTTTCCATTATTATCTTATTTAGATTCAGTTAGAGAAGGTAGAACTGGTGTTTCAAAAGAAGCTCAAGGTTTAAGTCCTGATACATTAAATGCTAAAACAGCAACTGGTGTAAATGCTTTGATGCAACAAACTCAAATGAGATCAGAATTGATTGCTAGAGTCTTTGCAGAAACAGGTGTTAAAAGTTTATTTAAAAAAATATTTGAACTAATGGTTAAATACCAAGACAAAGAAAAAATTATTATGATGAGTAATCAGTATGTTCCTGTAAGACCTACTGAATGGAAAGATAGATTTAATATTTCAATAGTTGTTGGTCTTGGAACTGGTTCTAAAGAACAACAAACAATTATGCTAAACAGTATTTTAGAAAGACAACTACAAGCATTTCAAATTCAAGGTGGAAAAGAGATGCCAATGGTTAATCTTAAAAATATGTATAACACTTTGACTAAGATGGTAGAGAATGCAGGTCTAAAAAATGTAGAAACTTACTTTGTAGATCCTGATGTTGGTAAACAAATGATGCCACCACCTCAACCACCACCACTAACTCCTATTGAGAAGATAGAATTTACTAGAATAGATGCTGAGAATAAACGAAAACTTGCAGACCTAGAATTACAAGCTCAAGAATTACAACAAAAAACTCAAGAAATGCAATTAGACTTTGAAGCTAAGATAAAAGAAATGGCTTTGAAATATAATACCCAACTTGATACTGCAAAAATTAAAGCAGATGCAGACTTAGATAAGATGATGGTCGCTGGAGATAACAAAATACTTGAAGAAGCGGCAAAATCTACTAATATGTTTGGCAAACAACTACAAGGAATAAATGGAAGCGAAAGACCAGGCGGACAGGTCGGTGGAGATCAACCGATCCAACGAAGCCAAGCAGATATTAGAGAGTAAACTTTTTCAAGAGAGTATAGAAACTCTTAAAAAAATTTATTCTGAGGCACTTTTAGAAAAAACAGGTGCTAAAGAGAGTGATACCAGAGAAAAACTTTGGATTGCTTANAATGTTGTTGGAAAAGTAGAGCAACATCTACAAACTGTTATCGAAACAGGAAAACTTGCAGCTAAACAGTTGGAAGATTTTAGAAAACAACAGAATAATACAAAATTTTAACCATAAAGGTTAAAATAAGCCAAGTCGAAAGACAGCTTAACAATGGAGGACTTAATGTCTAACGAAAACCCTTTACTGAACAATGCTTCAGTACAAGGTGCAGCAAAATCTATTGAAGGTTTAATGGACACTAAAGGTGTTATCAAAAAACCTCAAGAAGAAGCAGCACCAGTTGAACCAAAAGAAGAAGTTGAAGCGAAAGTGGAAACTGAAACAGAAGAACAACAACAACCTGAAACTCAACTAGAGGAAACTAG